ACTATTCATTCGTTATGAGAATAGTGGGGAACTTCTGACTTGGGAAGATGTCGATGGAGGTAAAGGAGACAGGAAAGAAGGTTGGCACACAATTAGGATTCTGGTTCATGTTGACCTTCAAAAGAGAGTTGACAAGGAAGCGATTATTCTTATAACGCGTCACAAGTGTGATGATGATGATATTGGTCGTTGGGTTGTTGTAGAGAAGGCTATTCCTGGATCAATTTCAAGGAACACTAAAGAGCTTTATGTTACGAGAATTCTGGCAAGGGTTGAGTTGTGATTTTTTAAAAATTAAATACAGCTGTGAACTTGTTGAAATCTCTTGTTTTTATTTTCGATGAAGGTGCTGAAATAATATATAAAAGTCTTTGGCTTATTATGAAAGGTGCTGTGAGAAGGGTTGATAATAAAGTGTTTTTACTATTGAATGCCCATAATAGGACCAAACCGGACCTATTTTTACAATGAATTACGCGGGATTAATGGAAGGAGACAATAACCCATGACTACTAAAAAAGAAGACATTACTAAACGTGGACCGGGGAGACCTCCTCTACCACCCGAAGAAAAAGCTCGTAGACTTGAGGAACGCCGTCTTAGACAAAATGCTAAGTACAATAAACGTCGTACAAGAGAAAAAGAAATAAAGAGTGAAGCTCTACATGAGTACGCTAGTCGTAAGAACATTGCGGAAGGAAAAGCATTGGCTAAACTAGGCAAGGGTAAAAAGAACAAAGGTGGTCAACGACAAGGTGCCGGTAGACCGAAAGGTTCAAGGGTCATTTATTCTTATGAATCAGTGAAGAAGCTGGAAGCTCTAGGGTTCGACCCTATTGAGCGCCAAGTAGAACTCTTTGGCTTGATCCTCAACCAACTAAATGAAATAGATCCTAAAACAGGTATGCCACGTATTAAGGTAGGATCAATGGCTCATGCAACGATGCTAGGTCATATGAAGTCTATTAATGACTCTCTGGCTCGTTATAGTTATCGTGCTGTACCAGAGAAGAAAGAAATTGATTTTGGAGATAAGTCTCCTACTATTATTAAACTAATGCCGATTGCTAAGAAAACTGAAACTGGAGAAGGATTAAAAGAAGATGACACTAGCGATGATGGAGATAGTGAACAATGATAAGCTCTCTCCTAAAGACTGGCCTTACTATAATGCCTATGCTTCTAAGTGCCCTCAGTGTGGTGATTGGAGTAATGGACCTAAACGAAAACCTGCTTGTTGGAGTTGTATAGATGAAGATACCCGTTGGTGGTGGCATAAAAAGCATGATAGTGACTTCGTTTAACGAAGATATTGGTATCCATGCCGATACTGTATTTGAGGAAGAAAAGGAAATCTTTATTTCTCCGGTCTTAGACCATACTGGTCAAAATTTCACTTATCAAGAATACAAACACCCTATTGGATTTAGGGTAAAGAAAAAGGACTATTAATATTATGGCTAAGAAAAAGAGGAAGACAAACAAGAGAATCATGGAGGAAAGTGTCTATGGTGGTGCCTTTACTGGCGCACTCGTAGGTAGTGCTCCCGGTTATGTTCTTGGTGTTGCCGGTGGCATTGCAGGGGGTACTGTCGGTACGGCTGTTGGTGTAGGGGTTGGAAGTGCAAGGGTCGCTGGGCGAGGTGTCTATGAATTCACCGCTAAACGGGCCGAGGCTCTGAAGAAAGCTAGGTCCCGTCGCTGGCCTAAAAAGAAAAAGTAATTACATAGGGGGGCAATACAATAATTAAACCTAATATGACTCCCGATATTTATGGTCGTATCCCTATGGTATGTGAGAGTGGCCTTACTATGAGTAAAGTAAGTATGGCGAGGCTTATGATGCATATCTTGCAGAACGATATTGAGTTACTGGAGATTTATACCTTTAATAATAGGTATCCAAGGTGCCAAGTAATTGCATCTTTCCGTATCAAACCTGAACAAATAACCGAATTTGAAGAAGTAACAAAAGGTAAACTTAAACCTCCTGCTACAATTCAGCTTAACTAAGAAAGTATTTTATATTATGACAACTAATAACCGACTCACTCTCGAAGACATTAATAGTCTGATCCTGTGGGAAGACTTTCATACATTCGATGAAACCTGCATGACAGTATGTTGCATTACCTTGAAGAATGGGTATACTGTCACTGGTACATCGTCCTGTATCAACCCAGAAAACTTTAACGTGGAAGTTGCCAAGGATGTATCTTTTAGTAAAGCCCGAGCAAAGATCTTTGAGCTTGAAGGGTACCTAACTAAAGAGTGTATGTATCAAGATGCTCTAGATAAAGCCGAGGTTATGCAACATAAGTTTGACAACGAGGATAAACCTAATGAAGATCCTTGGACTGGTGCTGATATAACTATTGTACAATATATCTCGGTACCTAATGCTGTTAATTGTGATTATAATAAAGCATGGGAAGAATTTCGAGCAGAGGGAGCGTAAACAATGACTTCAGCAGAGATTACCCTACACGAGGGCCAGTCAGAGGTTATTAATGACCTATTTGTTGAGCATGCCTGTCGTTGGAGTGTGACCTGTGCGAGCCGTGGTTTTGGTAAGTCCTTCCTTGCTGGTACTGCTGCTATAATCGCTTGTCAAGAACTAATGGCAATGCCTGCTAATGTACCTAACAAGAATGTAGCTATTATCGCTCCTACTTATCAACAGGTTACAGATATCTATTACCCTCTCCTAGCCTACCAACTTGGGCTGGAGAGGTTTGCCCTAAAATCAAGCAGGTCAGCTGGTACTTTTTGGCTACCTAATAATGTCATCCTCAAACTATGGTCTTATGAAGCTTCCGAACGTATGCGTGGTTCAGGACAATACTTTGTGGTTGCGGATGAGGTATGCTCTTGGAAGGGCGCTGGGCTGACTCTTAAAGAGAGTTGGGAATCAATTATCCAACCCTGTATTACCACACGATGGTCTCCACAGAACGCTACAAGGCTTGGTGCTCCTAGTCCGGGCCGTGGTCTTGTTATTTCTACACCTATGGGATTCAACTATTTTCATGACATGTTTAATAGGTCCGAAGTGGACCCACTTTGGAAGTCTTACCATTACACCTACCGTGATTCACCCTTCCTAGATGAAGCTGAGATCAATCGGGTCAAGGTATCTTTGGACCCACTTAAGTTTGCACGAGAGTATGAAGCCAGCTTCGAAGATTCTGGTAATAATGTCTTCTACATGTTTGATCGTAAGGAGCATGTGGATGGTAGCCTTGTAGACTTGCAGAAGGGCGAGGATGTCCATGTGGCTATCGACTTTAACGTTGGTATTATGGCTGCTGCTATTGGTACCCTGCGGGGTAATCAAACCCAATGGTTAGACGAAACCTCCGGACACCCGGATACTGATTCCTTAGCAAAGATGCTCAAGGCAAAGTATCTAGATAAAGGACATAAAGTAATTGCTTACCCAGATCCTACAGGAAATTCGAGGAAAACTAGTGCTGCTGTCGGTGTTACTGATTTTAGTATCCTTGAGAAGTATGGACTACGTCTCTTGGTTAAGTCCAAGTCACCTCCTATTGTTGACTCTGTTAATGCTGTTAACTCTCAGCTTCAGAATGCAAGGGGTGATATTAATATGTATTTCCATCCTCGTTGTGTTAATACTATACGCTCTATGGAACGTACTATTTGGCTAGAAAATAATCCTGATGCTGCCCAGATTGATAAGAAAGAAGGTGTAGAACATTGGTCTGATGGCATTCGCTACTATACTGATTTCCGTTTCCCTGTAAAGAATCACCGTGCAAGTGTTCATCAGGGTTTCTTATTTTAACTTAGATCTAAGGACATACTTAACAATGGCAAAGACTAATCGCAAAAACAAGCATAGTAAACTAAGTAAACTAGATAACCGAAAGAATAATGTAATCTATATGGAGCAGAACTCTGTATCGGAGTATTATGGCGGTGGTATGCCCGCTATTAATATTCTTCCTAAGACACCCGGTCAGGATGCGATGATCAAACTTATTAAAGAGCGATCACTTGTCTTTGCCCAAGGACCGGCTGGTACAGGTAAGACTTATTGTGCTGTTGGGATTGCTGCCCAGCTATACAAAGCAAAAGATATTCGAAAAATTATTCTGGCAAGACCTAATATCTCAACTGGACCTTCCTTAGGTGCCTTCCCCGGAGATGTTAATGATAAACTCTGGAAGTGGCTTGCTCAACCAATTGATGTGCTCAAAGAACTGCTGGGACGTGGGGCACCTGAATGTATGTTGAAAAAGGAAAACCTTATTCTCGAACCTCTGGAAGTAGTCCGAGGTCGTAGCTGGGATAATGCCTTTATTTTCATTGATGAAGCACAGAACCTAACTACACAAGAGCTAAAGGCTATCTCTACACGTCTTGGTAAGAATAGTACTATGGTGATTGCCGGAGATACTACCCAATCGGATATCCGACGCGGGGGTGTACCCTGCCAAGACTATCACAACTTCATTCAACTACTACAGGAAGAAGCGGACAAAGAACCGGACAACTACCCTGACCTCTCTACGGAGTTTGGCGTGGCTACCCTTACAGATCATGACATCGTTAGGTCTGGTATGGTAAAAGATCTGGTTCGTATTTTCAATAAACATCACCTAGTATAAAATTAGGGGACGTTAAAGAGGGGGATTTTGTTTTAGTTTATACTATGATAAAATTCCCCATAAAAACAAAGGAGGTCCATAATGGCCTATACTTGGGAGGGGTTTCCAATTGTTGCCCCAGTCACATTTCGGTCAAATCAAACTGTTTGGACCGTAGATAAACTAGATAAGAGTATTGATCGTACAGTTCACCCTGCACAACGTTGGGAGCTGTCATTTGGTATTATAACAGATACAAAAGAAAACCTTGCATTCAATGCATTAACCACTGACTTTGGTTCTAAGAATCAGATGATAATGCCTTCCTTAAATTATGCTGCTGCTATTAGTACAGCAAAACCTTCTGCGACTCAGATCAAGGTTTCTGCTGGTGCTTCTGCAGGAGTCTCCACTATCAATATAAAAAACTCTTCCACTCTATGCGGTGCCCGTATTGGTACCTTTATTAAATTTGCTAATCATAATAAGATTTATGCATTGACTGGAAATACGAGTATTCCTGATAGCGATCCTTCCCACCCTATTACTTTCTTCCCTGCACTTAAGTATGCCGTAGATGCAGATGTGACAGTAACTTTCTATGATGATGTAGTACTAAATTATTATTATGATGATTCAATGATGCAAGGTATTACGTATCGTGACGGTATTCTAACTGGTATTGATCGTATATCAATTATAGAGGCGATTTAACAATGAAAAGTAACGCTACAGAAATTTTAAGTATTTTAGATAATGATAACATTGGGTTCTTTACTCTTGTAGAGCTAAATTGGAACTCAGATTATTTTTACACAGATCACCCTAGTAATATAATTTGGAATGGTAATACTTACTACACAGACAGCCCTATTGTTTCTATGGATCCCATCCGATACTCTAATGTAGTCGATCGTGAGGCTTTTAAGTTTCACCTATCTGGGCTAGATGCTACTATCAATAGTGAACTTGATTCTGGTGTAGTTCATAGTCCAGTTAAACTACGTATGCTGTTTACAGTTGACGGTACTCCTCAACTTGGTCTAAGTGATACCCTCCTATTTTATGATGGTCTGGTATCTAAAGTAGATCACCAAATTGGTGCTAATGATAAAATCAATACTATTGAATGTACAGCACCACTCGCCGATCTAGATGCAACTAGTACCATGTTCACCACAAAGGACGGTATGAAGGTTCTAGATGCAACTGACACATCTTTCGACACTATCTTTGAGGGTAGTGAAGAAACAAGCTTGAAATGGGGTAAGGGATGATTGTTCCAATTTTCGCGGCAATAGGATCTTTCTTAGCTTCTTCCTATGCTACTATCGCTTTTACTATTGGTAGTATGCTCTATCAACGAGCACGACAAAAGAAGCTAGAAAAAGAAATGGATAAACAACGAGGTTTCGATCTCGTTATTGATGGGGAGCCTATCCACCTTCCATTGATCTATGGTCATCAAAAAGTCGGTGGTGTTAGATCATATCACGTAACCTCTAGTGAGGTCCAACAAGAAGCACCTCCTTCAGCTGGTGCCGGTTGGCAAACCTTCCACTACTCGAAAGCTGATGGTTGGAATACTGACAATGCTCCTACCTCTCATAGTGAGAGTAAGAATGAGTACTTGATCACCCAACAGGCTCTATGCTTCGGTGGTATTGATGAAATCATTGATATCGAAGTTAATAACCAGAGTTATAATAAGGGTGACTTCTCCCATTACTTTGAATGTCAACTTGAGGGTGGGGTGGTAAGTGCAAGTGCTACTGCTAACAATATCCCTACAACTAACAAGTTCACTAATACAGCTTATATTAATGCTTTCTTCCACTTGCACCGTAAAGACTACAACTACCAAGGTGTACCGAACGTCACGGCCTTTATTAAAGGACAACGTGTTTGGAACCTGACTTTAGATGGTGGTGATATTGTTCTTGGTACAAAGACCTTTAGTGTTAATAATGCTTATGTCTTGCTTGATTATCTCCTGCGTCCTAAAACCCTTGGTGGATTTGGACTTGGTGGTCTAACTGCTACTCAGTGGCTTGCAGGAACGGAACCTTCCGTTGATCGTGTTCATCTTTCGTCTTTTTATAACGCAGCCCAGATCTGTGATACTGTAGTTGAAACAGTTGCTGATGTCCGAGGCCGTGTCAATGGTATCCCTCCAATTGATATTCGTGTTGCCACTATTGGTGACCGGGAAGATGGTACTGAAGAGGGTGAGACTGTTTATATTGAAGATGTAAAAGAGATCTACACTTGGACAAGTGGTGCTTGGGTCCTCAAAACTTCAACCCGTGATGTGAAACTCTACGAGTGTAACATTACGATTGACACCGAACGTGATATCCGTGACAACATCGAGTTGCTGTTGGAGACTATGGGTGAGGCTGAAATGACTTTCTCAGAGGGTCAATACAAGCTTATTCTTGAT